ATCAAAACTGCGATGCCGCCTCCAATAATAAGAGTCGTGCCGCCAACAAGGAGTTGTTGAATAAGGATTTGCTTTTCGCGCTTACGCTTTGCCATTAGCCTCGCGTGTGCCCTCCTGTCTTGTTCCTGCTGCCGTATTGCTTGGTCGTAATCCTCTAACAACTTAGGGTCTGCGACTAAAAGCAAATCTCTAAGATCTTTTTGGTATCGCTCTTGGTTCCTACGAAGCATCTGTAGCTTGAGGATGTCATTCTTTGAGAGCGCATTGAAAGTCGAGCTTTTGCGTTGTACCTCAAAGTTGTTAAGAGCTTCTCCGAAATCAGACACCA